CCAAAAGCAGACATACCGATTGGGCGTTGAACTACCACTTTGACTCCCATTATTTCATTGACTCTGCGAAGAGGGAGATCCCTGATTATGCCATCGACATCCACACACGAAGAGGAAAGGCTATCGGGAAAACAATCAATGATTTCTTCGAGGAAGGAAGTCATGTGGAAAACCACAAAGTACTTGAGCATGAAGAATTTTACAAGAATGAATGTCGGAAACGTTGGACGAACCCAGAATGGCTCAATAAGGCGAAAGAACTTGCAAAGAGATTGGCAGAGTTCAGGGATAGAAAGAAAAATCAAGTTTCAGCACCAACACCAACACAGGGTCAACCGGATCTAAAACTGTTTAGTTGAGTGCGCTAAATTTCACAGTATAAAAAATGACAGGGAGTAGAGCAACAATACGAAAGAAGAGAGTTTTCTTACAAGCCTATGATCGTTCTCTCGGGAACATCTCCGCAGCCTGTAAGCACGCTAAGATAAGTAGGAGGATGTTCTATTACTGGAAGGATGATGATCTTGAGTTTGCAGACCTCGTATGGGAGATTGACGAAGAATTGCTTGACTTCTCTGAGACAATGTTGAAGAAGAATGTCAGGGAAGGCAAGGAAGCGTCAATCTTCTTTCACTTAAAAACCAAAGGAAAATCGAGGGGATATGTCGAGCAACTCGAAACGAAGGATGTAGATAATCCTTGGATTGAATTAGCAAAGAGATCGTTCAATGGCTGATGCAGGGAATATAGAACAGTTCATGAAGATGTATCCGGTCTGGAAAGATGATTGGGTAAAGTTTGCTTCTGACGTTGGTGGTGTCCGCTTGGATGCCGAGCAGCAGAATATCCTTTATGCCATACAGACAGGCAGGAGGATATCTGTACGAAGTGGGACAGCGAGAGGAAAGGACTTTGTCGCTGCCATTGCCTCGGTTTGCTTCCTGTACCTGACAGTCTTTGATGAAGATTGGAATTTCCACTCCACTAAAGTCGTAAACACAGCACCCACAGGCAGGCAGATCAGGAACATCATGATCCCTGAGATATCTAAGTTTTTCAGTAAAGGGTATGGTCGTGGATTGTTGCCTGGGCGAATGTTGGCAGATGGTATCAGGTTCGGAGACGATGTTCTCAGGGATTGGTACTTGGTTGGATTCAAGGCTGGAGATGATTCAGTAGAAGCATGGTCAGGGATTCATGCACCAAACGTAATGGTAGTAGTTACTGAGGCATCAGGTATCGACCAGATAACATTCGACTCAATCGAAGGTATCCTGCAAGGTAACTCACGGCTTGTCTTAATCTTCAACCCCAACAGAATGACAGGGGAAGCCTACAAGAGCCAGACGAGTCCACAGTATAAGAAATTTGTCCTAAACTGCCTTAACGCCCCCAATGTAGCGAATGAAGTCAAGTTCAGGAACGGGGAGATATCACAACAGGACTTGAAGAGGTTATGGATACCCGGGCAAGTTGACTACGAATGGGTAGACGAGAAGGTCAAGAAGCAAGGCTGGACAACAACCATATCAGAAGAAAATGTAAACCCAGCAGAGTTCGACTTCCAATGGGAAGGCAAGTGGTATCGACCCTCAGATCTCTTCCGTGTAAAAGTTTTGGGTGAGTTCCCGAAGGAAAGCGAAGAGCAGTTGATCCCTGTTTCATGGGTAGAAGCAGCACAGCAGAGGTGGGAGCAATATGTCGAGCAGGGATGGAATATTCCAGATCCACTTAAACTCGGTATTGACATTGCCGGTATGGGTCGAGATTCAACCGTATTCTGCAAGAGGTATGGCGTATTCACAGACAAGTTCGACGTGTACCCGAAATCAAAGCATATGGAGGACGCTGGAAGGATCAAGCACGTTCTGGCAGAGAACAGGGACTCTATAGGCTACATCGACACCATTGGAGAAGGCGCAGGGCTCTATTCACGGTTAGAGGAACAAGGGATCGAGAACGCAGTATCAGTCAAGTTCTCAGAGGGAGCCAAAGGTCTGACCGATAAGACAGGAGGGTATGAGTTCGCAAACATGAGAGCCTACCTGTATTGGTGTATAAGAGATTGGCTGAATCCAATGTTTGGAAGCGAAGCCTGTTTGCCCCCAGATGATGAATTGACAGAGGAGTTGACCATGACAGAGTATGAGTTCCAATCATCGGGCAAGATCATCATTCAGAAAAAAGACGAGATTAAGAAGAAACTTGGAAGGTCGCCAGACAAGGCAGATGCTCTGGCAAACACCTTCTATCCATACGGAAAAGTAAGCATGGAAAACAGTGGTGACATATTTGGAATGTTTCACTAAATGAAAAGATCATGGAATTAAAGTTAGCAAGTCTGGAACAGGAGGAACCTCAGAAGGTTATTGACCTCCTTAAAAGCCAGAAGAAGGAGTTTAAGGTAACGTATGATGATGCTGCAAAGCAGTATGATCCCAAAACTCACGCTGTTTTCGACTCAGGGAAAAGACCTGA